AAAAACTAATAGAGTTACTTTATCAAGTCGCGATTCAAGCACTAGGTATAGAAAAAACCCTCTTGGTGATCGCGGGTGGTGGCGGACCGGTGGCGGCGGAACAAAACGGCGCTCTAAATCTAAGAGTAGGCAAGGAAAGAGAAAATATTTTAGCGTTATGAACATGATTCCGACAGCTGCTTTCTCGAAAACAGTTGCGTCTCACTTGCTGGCTGCAAACACCCTTTCTGCATGGAGCTCAATTAGGCTCTATACACCGAAACCCCCACCGCGAGATGTTCCGGCTAGCTCTAGTAGCAGTGAAGTAGTATTGGGCAGCATGCATGGTTCCGATCGGTTCTTACGTGAGCATTCATTGACCAATATGCGGCCTGAATTAATTGCTTCTTTTGACTGGGTCCCAGTACAAAAAACATGGGGTGGTGACTTAAGTGATCTAGATCATTTTCTTGAATTTAGGTGGATAATGCGCCAACTTCAGATCGAAAATGTCGAAGAGACAATGAAAAAGCTAAAAGAGGAAGATGTCGGTAGCATTTTTAGCGACCTTGAACAGCAGTATGATTGGTACGTCGGGCAAGAGAAAAAATGGGTGAACTGGCGAAGGATTATCTTAAGGGTACTTCGCTCATCTCGCGCAGCGCTAGATATTAAAGATGCAGATAATGGATACCTGGGATTTGCTAAGGGTACACTATCCAGATATTCCGATGCGCGCCCTTCTGGTATTTCGATTGATGATCCCTCTATAGAGGCACTGTTTATAAATAGCCTGGGATTTTCTGAAGAAGGATATTCAAAGTTTTCCAACAGCAAAGTCATGGGCCAGTTATTAAATGACTTAAACTACATTTGCTATCATCATTCTCCGGTATTTTTACCAGTGAAGGGATCTTTAAGATCAAAGGATATGAATTCTACTAATATTAATCGTAGATTTATCCCTAACGAGAAAAAGTACCGATTTAGGGCAGGTACAGTTGGTAATCGTCGTCAAGAAAAAGATGGTAAAGTAGCTAGCAGTCAGTTTGACGCAACGGATTTTAAGGATTATTCGAAATTTTTATCCTCCCTTCCTGTTGACGATGCAGACAAAATAAAGGTTCTAGTGAATACTCTTAGCAAGGAATTCAGAGTTTCTGCTGGTATTGGGTACCTACGTGGAAGTTCATTAGGCAAGAGATTTAGGGTGACCAGCTCCCGCGGACCGTTCAGGGGTGCGCTGGGATATCCTCGGTCTGATATCATGGAGGAACGCGTCCTGGAGGGAAGCCTTGCATCTTTTATATTAATGAATGATAATTCCGGTCGATTAATTCTCCCGTTTGAAACAAGAACATTTAGTGATAAAAAGGGTCGGACAGCAATTCCAGGAAATGTGGCGCTAGTTGATAATATCCTCCGCTTCGGAGGCGTATCCAGGGGCCTAAATACAGGTCCGTATACTAAGTTTGCGGAAAGTTATAATAAGACTGCTGATGATGTTGTTGAATATATCGAGTCTTTATTAAATCTAGATGACCCAAACCTCCGCTTACATGCCAGAACAATCTACGTAACAATACTAAGGAAGTTTCGATGGGTTCTCAACGGCCTTATCAACGATAATAGAAAGAATGATCACCAAATAATCTTTGGTGCATTGATGAATCTGGCTAGAGAAGACGCATCATTACGGCACATGATGTTACGATTTATTTTGGAGGTACGAGATAGTCACGATGCTATAGAAACTGAGACCAGTTTAAGAGACGTACTCGAGGCTGATGCCGATAGTCCAAAGAGGAAGAAGCGAAAAACCCCAAATTTCAGGCTATCATCGGTAGGCACTTTTGCACAGCATCCCGGGATAACACCCAGGTATGTGCAGTCTAATTTTGGAGTTTCATCAGGAGCCGCGGCAACTCTTTTAAGCCAGACTCGTAATATGTCAGCATTTAATTCGTTAATGGTTAAAGCAAATGTAACAAAGCCGACTAGGAAAAAGTTATTTTCGTTAGCTAGTAGATGGCAAGATAGTGCAATTCGAATAGCTGTCAAGGCTAGAAAATTAATGGACACACAGGCTGAGGTACCAAGACAGATTGGTGATCGATCCATCCTAAATGTCCGCAAGGGTGGTGTGGTAGCGGCATTACGACATTCATTGTCCAGGCATGCCCATCACTTACCGGTTGCAATGATTATTGATATTGCTAGAGAAATTCAGGATAAGGCTGATGATCTTGCTGATCGCCGTGATGATTCTGCTTCATTTATGTCTGATGGGAAGTTAACCAAGTATAATGGCTGGGATGAGAACACTTTAATTGCAGTTGTCTTTGAGGTCTTTACCTTGTTGTATTCTCGGTATGTTAATGCTGAGTTTGCGAGAAAGAACAGAGATCTCTATGTGAAGTATAATGCACAGAAAAATGATAAGGTCCATGAAGCTATCACAGATGTCTTAAAGATCTCTAGAAATAGAAGCGAGGCGTCACGTACTGCCCAAGCCGAAGAAAGACTATCTGAAGATGTCGATGTCCGTACAAGTGCGATGATTAAAGATATGGCCGAAGGTAAGTTATCAACCTCAGCGGCACTACAGTCTGTTACAAATGATGACTATGATGATGCAGTTTTCGCCGATATTTACGGATTTCTAAATGCGTATGATAAAGAAGGAGAGATTATCTATCATATGCTTAGTATTCTTGATGGCATAGGGGAATCACTGGTTCACCAAAGTAATTCTATTAACCGTTATTTTAAGACGCAGGATATTGATATATCACCTGACGGTATGGCAAAATTCCAAGAGTCCAACCTTAGCAAGCACCAACATGAACAAATCCGAAGATATTTAGCATTTAAAGCTTCAAGTAAATTCGGAAGGGATATTCTACGTACACTAACGGAACATAGTTTAGCGTTGAATATGGTTGCCGCAGAGAAGTTTGGCCGGCGAAAGGATGATGAAACCTGGTTACCGGCTGATATGATTATCGAGATTGAAGAGCTTAATGCTATTAAGGCATTCTTAAATCATCCTGCCATGAAAGGAATGACCGGCGACAATATTCGAGTACTGACCGTTGGGATCCCAGCTGAGACATTAGAGATACTCCAAAATCCACCTTATATTATGGGGGCCAGAATTAATTCTGAGCTACCAGTTATGAAAGATGTTTTTGAGATTCATGTCCATAAGAGAGATCTTGAATGGGAGGACGTCGTTTTCAAGCCTAAGAAGTTCGTGTTTGATCGATCAATGTTCTTACTGTCAGAAGCGTTTAAGAATGTAAAGACAAAGAGCAATTTTGATGCGCTAGCAAAAACGGTGGAGTTCACAAACGCTACGTTAGGTGGCCTTAGAAATATGTCTGCCATGGACATATATAACTCGACTGAATATAACTTTCTTTCAGCAGATCAAAGAATAAGCATGATACAAAATCATGTATCGAATAGGCTTCTCCACCTGTATTACAGACTGCTTTCTGGCTTGCACATGGATGAAAATACATTTTTAGTAAATGATGGTTGGGGTGATTTATTTGTTGATAGGGACGCTGCCACGATGCTACAAATGGCCCAGCTAAATGATAATACATTTTACTGGCTTAATACCGGTACCGTACCGGCGATGAATATCCTTATTGAGACAAATATTGAATGGGATCATACATCCGGTACTCGCTTACGAGTTGGAAATTATCAGGATTCTGAGATATTTACGAGACCCTCATATGAATCGATTGCTAGTTTTGCAAGAGATGCTACCGAAAGAATTGTCGGTCCGGAGCAACCATACCGTAAGACAATTGAGACGACTGATACAACTACTACGACTAGCACTGGCTGGATTCGAGGTGGGGCTGGTACTAAGAAAAGATCTCGTACAAGAAAAACGTACGTTGATACATTCGATACTACATCTCGTGCACGCTCTTTAGGAATTACAAATTATTCGTATCAGTCAGGCATGCATTCAGAAACGTATAAGACAACGAACACATATAAAAACGGTAAATATCAATCAGGAAATATATCAACTGTCGGCACCAGGACACAAATATATCACGCAGGCTCTGGTAACTTTGGCCGACGTGGTGCCAACCCGCAACTAGAATGGACGGGTGCTTCCAGTGTCAGAGTGCTGGTAAGGGATATGCATCGAATTCCTGCATGGTGGAATCCTACCACATGGGGAAAGAAAAAGAAGAAAAAGAAAAACAAGAATAGAGGTAAGGGGTCTAAAAACGTAACACAGACGACGACGTCTTATAAGACCATCACCCGACCTTATTCTTGGTTTAACTTAACAACTACATCACAAAAAGAGTATATTGACTGGGGCGATGAGGTTAACCAGGCGCGCCTAACACACAATAGAGCTCATCGTAAGCATGAGAGTGATGCCAGGAATCAATTTGTAAGAAGGTTCTTTCGAAGCGCACCCAGATGTACTAGGGAACAATTACAAAGCTTTCGAATGATAACAGCTGGTAGAATATTTAGTCCGATTGTCATGACGAATCAAATTATTGCAGCACGCCAATTTGATCGAGTTATGATGTTACCGGTTGATCCAGATGATTTTGAGATTGATATGGACGCTACTCTTGAGATCCTAGATGGAAAAGAAACATTTGAAAAAGATGAGTTTCTAAAAATGACAGAAGAAGTTACACTTAAGGATGGTCAAAAGACTAGAAAGCTAAAACCCCGTCATCGTAGTGAAAATTATAGTTCATTTAACGATTTTTATGTTACTATATCAACAATCACACATGAGGAGAAAAAATAATGGCGATTACGTTTCCCTCGAAAGTTATAACAGTACTAGATGTTCCGGAAGTTCTTGATTTTCATGCATCATTTAGATATAACTTCTTTGTCCCTGACGAAAAGGTTAATGATAGAGGAGATCGGCGTCTTCAAGGAGCTTCTGATGATGAGGAAGAAAAAGAGTTAGCCAAGAGAATCCCTCGATGGATTGATTTTTCATTTTCACCTGTAGATACTAGGACAAATGCTGCTGTTGATAATGAGTTTGTAGCCAGAATATCTCGCCCACAAGATGTTGAAAACTTAATTCGCCGAAACCTTACGAAGATTCAGAATGAATCTGACGTGGCACAAAAGGGCTATACTGCGTTAAAGCTACAAGATAGTAGCTTAGATACAAAGGCCAGAAAATTAGTCCACCACACGCTTACGACTCGTGGCCGGGCAAAATGGCCTGATCCAAAAGATAATTGGAAGCTACTTAAAAGGATGCAGACCAGATCAGAACAAGCCAAATTATTAAATGAAATTACCTCGAAACACATTACGTCTAGGTGGCTTATGCATGCGTTTGGGGAAATGTATCAAAATTCCACGTACCTACAGAAAAGGACATTTTCCTGGACTTATAAGGGAAAAGCTCGAAAGTTTTCATATAACATAAGACGCCGCAAGCCACCTATGTTTCATCGTTTCACCAAGCATGGAACCTACGCGCAGGTCAACAACAAGTTTATTCATACAATTTTAGCACGCTCAGTAGCTGATCCTATGGGCCCATTCGGCGATGAGTTTTCATTGCAGCTTGAAGAAGCAAACCAGCTACAGGAAGAGGAACGGAAGCACAATCGCCCAGGTGTGATTGGGGATTATGAGTATTTACCAAACATCATTCCGATCAGCGTAAAACGGGTAGATCCCAATAAAATCGGAACAGCAGCAAAAATTATTGGATATCTAATCGATAAGTTCGAATATAGCTCTTGGGGGTGGAGGTATAAAAAGCCCTCCATTGTAATTGCCGGTGCTACAACCGGTAGTGGCGTAGACTCAAAGATAAAGTACGGGGGCAAATATGCATACTCTGTCCGCTCCATCGCACTAGTACAGTTCACCGCAGTTGATGAAGAAACGTCACAGGTATATGCAGTATCAGGTTTATTGTGTTCCAGGCCCTCTCCGGAAACGATTGTTACATGTAAAGAGTTTAGAGCCCCCCCACCTCCTGGTGATATAAACTTCGTTTGGGACTATGAGGATGAATGTTTAGTCGTAATGTGGAGTTTCCCCGTAGTTAGCCAGAGGGACATAAAGAGGTTCCAGGTATTCCGCCGCCCGGGTATAGAGGCTCCATTTGAGCTTCAAGTAGAATATGACTTTGATGATAGCGTGATACCCGACCCACGTAGCGAGTACCCACGAAAGTCTCGAGTTAAAGAAATGAGTTCGCCATTAACGACATATCATGATTATGAGTTTACGCGAGATACAGCCGCCATTTATAGTTTGTGTAGTATTGATGCACATGATTTTTCATCAAATTACTCAGCACAATATGTAGTCTGGTACGACAAGATTAAAAACCGGCTAAGGAAACAATTAATATCTCCATCCGGCGCGCCCAAGCCATATCCTAATTTTTACTTAGTGGAAGGATTGATTCCAGGAATGCAAGACGTAAACCTAACATCGGATTGTATTAAAGATAGTAGGCATCATTCATTGCAGGTATTCTTCGATCCGGAATACTTATCTATTGTTAATGATGATGGAGAGGATCTCGAATTATTAGCAACTAAAGAAACAAAAGGATCATACAAGTTACAGATCATAAATTGCGATAGACAACAGAGTCAAGTAGTTGATATCGAAATAGAAGATTTACGGTCTTGGAAGTAACGATATATTTATCTGAGGAGCATATAGATGGGTTTTCTAGATCATTCAACTAATAACATCATTGTAGACGCAGTTTTGACAGACACCGGCCGTGCATTCCTAGCAAGGAATGATGGTTCATTTTCTATCGTAAAATTTGCCCTGGGTGATGATGAGGTTGATTATACAATAATTGAGAAGTTTGGGAGGACAGTCGGGAAAGAAAAAATTGAAAAAAATACCCCTGTTTTTGAAGCCCAAACTAGCGGCAATCTGGCGTTGAAATACAAGATGATTAGTGTTTCGAATCCCAATTTAATTAGATTGCCTAATTTAATTTTGACAGGCGAGGGTATTGATTCATCTGGAACAACATTATCAATGAGTCGCTCCGGTGCCGGCTCTAGTAGGACGTTAACGATAACGCAAGAGATTCAGAACGAAAGCAGTATTGACGTTGAGTTAAGAGATCAGGTGTTTTTGGTAAAGGTACCAAGCAGATTTTTGCAATTAAAGGGTCTTACACCAGACAATGTTGATGCAGATAACATTGCAACATATATTGTTACCCGTGATCCAACAACAACCTCTACTGGCGGTTCAAGATTAACATTTGAAGTGGAAACGAAATCTTTAACAGACGCTCAATTCTTAATTTACGGAAATGCTAGCGATAAGAGTGTAATTTCATCTGTGATTAGCATCGGTGGCGTACAGTCTGGCGCCGTTAAAGAGTTCGAAGTACAAGTCAGCAAGGATTAGAAAGAGGATAGTTACCTATGGCAACGTTTAAAGAAATTTCGGCCGCTGATATCAAAACCAGCCGCTCAGCGCTGAATCAGCTAGTCGATATTATACAAGAGGACATTTCAGGCTCTGATACCAGACGCCAGTTCCAGGTCTTCGTTACAGGCGGAATCGGCCAAGGTGTTACATCTTCCCTGTTCCAGACGATATACGATCAGGATCATACACTACAAAGTGCTAATGCGGTTATGGATATGACTGTCGGCCTCTACTTTAGTGGCTCGACAGTTCAAGATTCACTAGTTTCAGAGGATGCTTCTGGGAAGCTTCTTTTTCCGTCTGAATCTTTAATGATGAGAGAAAAGGTTGATGTCTACAAGCAATTTGCTGCTACCCTATTAGGTGATGCAGATGCTTACTTTACGACTCCCTTTGGGTCTGATGAAGAAAGTGACAGAATTGATAATGCATTCTTCGTATGCTTTAAGAGACTATTTGCAAGAGACAAGATCAAAAGAGAAACTTTCGCAATGAGGTTTTATCAGTCTGCTTCGCTGGCCGGTAATAGTTATCGATGCCGACGTGAGGCGGATCTTACGGAACGCGAGCTTATTGCCATTGGAAATCCAGAACTTGAGCTTGATGCCGATGGTAATCATATTGTAGACCCCCCACCTTATTGGGCGGATGGTATTACACCGAACTTAAACGTTTCGTCCACAGGCAGCGTGGCAATCTTTACAGATATTGGTGCTGCCACTAGTAAGAGAACAACATTCGGTGGTGAGGTTGCGGACATCGTTGATTCTGCTGACACGTCAACAAAGGTAGGATTGTTGTTTTATGATGCCGGTGTAGCAGTATTTAATATTGATAGAATTATTGATCCTGATCAAGCTGTAATGGGCATAATTGATGGAATGAATGCTGAGACGGTAACACAGGTCACATCGAGCTGCGCGTGGATTAGCTATGCAAATAATGAAGAAGGCAATCCAGAGCCCGATGGAAATGACATCGATTCTGATGATATTGTACAGTCGCTTAGCGCAATGCCCGCCGGATCTTCTGACAAGGCATATGTCGTATCAGTATCAAACGGGCAGGTAGGAATAGGATATGGCTGGCAAGGGCATCCGGTTACCGGAACACTTTCTGAGTACTCAAACGCTGCTCTAGACTCGAATGATGATGATGATGCCAACCCAGGGTATATGGATGGTACCGGTGACAATTATGGTGCCGGTAATCCGTACGCAAGGTTTGTTCCAGACTTTCTAGTGTCAGGGTCAATTGATAATATTGTTGATCATTTTTCAACATGTCGATTCCAGTCAGGTTCTTTAACTGCAATAACGTTTCAGAATGTTACAACGATTAATTCGACACTTATTTTCTGTAGAACAACTGCCGATGAGTTTAATTACTCATCAAATCCGACATATATTGATGAAGAGAATAGGGTAAGAGTAATTGATGAAGGCCAAGAAGATACCCAGAGATCATTCACGTTCGCGACCACGGTCGGGATGTATGATGCCAATGATAATCTTTTAGCCGTAGCCAAACTCTCCAGGCCAATTGAGAAGAATGATGAGAAGGACATAACGATTCGCGTTAGATTAGACTTCTAAGGTGGGCCGTCGATGTTGGCTCAATTACTAATATCTTCAAAAGACAACAACCAAATAGTTAATATTAACTATCATGGGTTGAATGAGGATAATATCTCAGGCGTGGACAAATGGCGATATTCGGACTAACAAAAGATTATTTTGAGCACCTTACTCTAGAAACACATCCGAGAAGGACGTATACTTCCGCGTCTAATGAGAGCATCCGTCCCACGGGGGAAGAAGGCTCTGTATACGTATTTGCAGAGCGCTCCAAGTTCGAAAAAGAAGCCCAGAAGCTTCAGGCCTTTGATGATAATGTAGATGACTCATATGGTGATGATACAGTCGAAGGGTATCGCCAAGATTTAATCTTTACTGCATCGATAACAGAACCGGTACAGATTAAACAAGTAACCCGGGTGACATTTAAGACTGAGTCTCCAATAGCTAAGATTGGTGCTGGCTACGGCACGTCTGGGGCCTTTGACTATAGAGATCTTATAGGTCATTCTCATCATAACTACGCTCAGTTTGCATATTTCGACTTAGCTGAGCCCTGGGGCGCAATCCGCAGGTTTTATTTTTCTAATTCGACCCAGTCCGGTCATTTAATGGAGCCCTCATCGCGCGATTATCCGGCGCCACCGCCACCGCCCACCGGCACTCTTCATATGATAGACCTGCAACATCTCTCTGCTGTTGGAGATTCAAGCTTACCGCCGGCGAATTATGACGTTTCTGGAGCTTTAGAGGCAGTAGCTAGTGCTACCGTTGCTGCGATTTCTAGCGTCTCGGCTTTTGAGGCTACATTTAGTTCTGGTAATACATCTGCAACTATCGACATAGAAAATACACAATACGGCGCATGCATAGAACCCGTAACGGGGGTCATCACACACCCTATTACCGGTGATCCAATTCTAGATGATGATCTCGATGGTGACGGTGTAGGTGATCAAATATTACCAACATTTCCATATGACATTATGGATCTTGAAGTAGTAACATCAGGTGCTGCTACGTCTATTAACGCTATGATGGATAAGTACCTTAGCTTCGTTAATGATTCTGAGGTTTCATCTCGAAAACAAACGACTGTCAAGGTTACTAGGTTTGAACCTTCATTTAAGCTGACAAGCGATAGCTTACGTAAGAACGTTATAAAGGATGTTCTCTTTCCATACTACAGGACAAAGCATCCATCCTTGCATTGGGCATTTTCGAACTATAATACATTGAACTTCTTTACGTCTTCATTAGTTCCAGAAGATTCTGCATTATTGTACCCTTCATTTACAGATGAGACAGTTAGCCCAAGTGTAATTCCGTATATTCCGTCTGGCTCATTTACATTCGAGTTCTATATCAACCCCAGGTATACAATTGATGATGTAGACTCATACGCAACCGGTTCATTCGCCATAGTCGATTGGGAAAAGCTTTTTATAGACTTCTATCAAGGTGGCCGAGGTGGCACTGAGCTTCCAGTCCTTACAGATAGAATGTACTCTATTCCGTCTGACCCTGATAACTGGAAAGTACCTTCCGTATTAGGATATACGGGGTTTTATTTATTGGCTGATGATACAGTTGATGTCTCTGCTGAGGTTGCAGATCCTAATGGTGACGGTCTTCCAGATGATCCAGCGACTTATGGTTCTTGGCCTGAGTTTGCATGGGCAACATCACGTGGGTATATAGGCAAAACTGCAAATCTTATTACCGATAAAGGTGATGAATCTCCGGATTACGACTTCCGCACTGGCGAGTTTATTGCTAAGGATGTTAAGATAGTACTAAATAATGGAGTCGCCGCAGACGACGAGTTCCCTCTAGTGGGCCCAAAAAACATTCAGGATTACAGGCAGTGGTCCGTCGGCAAAAATGAGCTTGGGGATTTTGATAACTACGTAACTGCTGAAAACCTTGCAAATGTTATCAACGGTCATGAAAATTGGACTGCCTGGGCAGAGAAACTAGAGGTATATGATGAAAACGGCCAGCAGAAAATCAACGAAGCCGAGTTACCACTATGGACAGATGACAACGGGCTAAACGAGTACACCTGGCAGGAAGCTATAGTTAAGGATGAGGTTGATGACATAAACAACTATCAGAAGACTTCTGATGGGTATTTGATATGGATGCCTGTTGGCGGCACACTTCTGGAAGATGAAACGACCGCAGAAGATATAGGGTATCCAGAACAGGTCGATGATGGCGGCCTGCGGTGGAGTGATGATGATCTAGATACCACAGTGATTGCCAGCAACACAGGGGATGATTCTAAAAATTATACCGGATATACGGATTCTGAGATAGGTGGAAATGTCACGTCGGATCAAGAGGGCGCTATCGAGTGGACTGAGGCAGCATGGGCTGAAGCACATGGGTATAGCGCTGTCTATGCCGATGGATCCGCTGTCGACCCACCAGGTAATTATACGCTGACCCCTGTTGAGACAGATTATATGACAGCTCAAGGATATGTCCCAGTATATCACACATATGCTGTTGTCCCCGCAGTACCGACAGATGATGAATTAATAGCTTGGGCCCTTGGCCAAAGTTATGAGCCGGTCCTGACATATGAGTGTACGGAGGTAAACGGAATTGTTCACTTCCAGACAAAGATTCCTGGTTGGGATGGTAACGGTGGCGCATATTCAATTGTAACTACACGCCAAACTCAGTTTACATGGTGGGCCTGGGAAGACGACGGTGCTGGTAACTGGTCTTGGGTCGAACATATTGAGAATACAGCTGGCGTAGACGAGGATGCCAGGGAAGCCTTTGCCGATAAGCAAGGCGACGCATACGAATGGAATGATGCTGCCGGTGTATACACCATAGGTTCTGATATTGATCTAGATGATCCAGCAGATGGTATTGATATTACCGGTTTTCACCTCGAGGGTGGTAGAGATCATGTAGTTGTGGACCGCACGCAATCCCACCCATTTAAAGCTGGAACAATCCTCCATATGTCATCCAGTTACGCCATAAGTTTGGTTACCGGCAGTCATATTGATAAAGAAGGTCATCCGGACACATATAGAATAATGGTACAACTTAGTAGTAGTGCTGACATTCCGCCGTCTAATATTCCATATTTGGAAAACGGCCAGTATGGAACATACAAATACTACGACTATGACACTACTAAATGGGAATTATCAGATACAGATCCAGAGGGTCCTGTCGAGCCTGATGGCGTACGCGACGCGTCTGATGATCAAGTTGAAGGGTCAAACCTTATATTCTTATCATCAGATAACTCACTTACTAAAAATCATTGGCATCATATCGCCATAAGATGGGGCACACACCTGGTCGACGACGGCAAGGCACAGATCTTAATTGACGGTGTGATCGATTCTGAGCTTGACATACCATCAGGCTCATGTATTCCGACTGAGTTCGGAGATGATACACCTCGTGTGACCGACGATCCAGCAAATATGATAATTGAAGCAGATCCCTCCGTACTTTTTGTAGGCAATTATTTCGAAGGATTCAACGGGTCGGTATATGAGCAGACGTCTCAATGGTTAGATGCCGATGGTAACCCAACATTTGAGCATGAGGCAGTTTCTTATAAGAGTGCATGGTACGTACAAGAGACAGATGATAATGACTTACCAATGTGGGTAAATCAAAATGGTGTAATTGCAAAGTGGAACGGCGACTGGGTAACTGATAGGCTAATTTCAGGCGTAACCGAATATGTAACGCTGGCAAACATACCATATGCTGACCCCGCTGCTGCTAAAGCCGCTTATGATGCGGCATATATTGCCGATACCGTTAGTGAGCTTGACTATACACCGGTTTTATCATCGACGCTGGCCTTCAATTTAGCCGACCTACAAACTGAGTTCGGTGGAGACCTTGTATATAATGAGGTAGTATCTATAGATTCTGATGCAACACAGTATGCCGCGGCATTCTTTAGCTATGAGGCTAATGAGATGCATGGTGTACCGTGGAGTAGAATTGATGATGTCGATTCTGAGTCCGGTTGGACTGCTGATGATCCTGATCCGCTAGAACCGAATACCTACTTTCTAAGGCACCCACTCAATGCAGAGATCCATGAGGTCAAAATCTGGGATGAGTATAGGACATTACCACAGTTATGGTCTTCTATGGCAACAGGATCGGCCGAAGTAGAAGATAATCTATTATTTTACTTACCTCCTTACTTTGTACGAGAATCCCCCGAGCGGGAAGTCCTAATAACACCGTTTCAGACTATGGCAACGACTACTGATGACCCCTTCAATGTGGCAATGTCATTTGGCGTCGGCGGCCACTTATTGAATCTGGAGAATTTCTGTCGTGAGTTCGTATCTGGTTCATATCCATTATTATTAAACCTTACTGGCTCTTCAATTGATATAACTGCACAGGAACCTCGCGAGGCAAATGAGTATTTGTTTGCTACGGCGTCTATCCGAAAGAGAAACCTAACAATTCTGCCCTGTGATAACGGCAAGTTCAAGCCAGACTTTACATTTCTATCAACCGGTAGTTTTGAAGTGAAGCCGCCAGAGGGTCATGCATCTTGTAAGTTCGTTAATGACTTTGGTACAATCGATTACAGCCTGGTAACCCTTAACAATTTAGTTCCAACCTCCTCACTATACCCCGGCTTAATTGCTGTGGACTCCGATGGGGGTGAAGACACATCTGAGACCAGTCTTTTAGCCGAAGTGGCCGGTGCAGCTCCGGAAAATCCCGGTGTCGCCCCGGGTTCGGTATTAACAATCTTCCAGCGTACTAGGGATAACTCATCGAATCAAGTCGTATTTTTTGATGCCTCAAACCTATTTTACGGTAAGAAGATCCAGCAAAGAACATACGAGTTGATTGATCATGATGTGACAGGCTCTGGCGGCAAGGTAAAAATATCACTATCAGATAATGGTCATGGAACACTATACCGTTCTGACGCAGAGACTCCTCATCCTGAGTGGGCTAGCGTTGGTAATGTTATTTATGAAGAAGGTGTTGCCGTAGTCCATAATCCTTGTATACCCTTATTTGGAAAAGAACAATTCCAGGTCAACATGGCCGGTCATCAGAACCTGCATATTATGGAAATATTTGTTCCATGTGAGGGCGGCCAGGTTAATTCATCTTCAAATCCTCGATTTGAACCACTATCTGCATCTTTAGCTGCTAGCGACGAGGATGCTGATATCGTCTATATCACCGGCTTGAACTTCCATGATGAGAACCTTAATATTATAGCAAGGACAAATCTAGCTCAACCTGTTGTCAAGAGAGATAAGGATGAGATGGTATTTCGAGTTAAGGTAGACTTTTAATGGGCAGTAGCCTTGGATTAGACATTTCAACTAGTTGCACTGGGTGGTGCATAGTTGGCCCTGGTGGAGGCCTTGTTGAGATGGGGTATATTCCCCTGTCTGACTGCAATTCTGCCTACCACAAGGCTCGTAGGGTTCGGGATGAGCTATCTGGACTCCATATCCACCATGATATTGACAAAGTATATATTGAAGAAAACCTGCAGGCATTTCGTCCCGGTTTATCATCTGCAAAAACGCTATTGACTTTAGCCAGATTTAACGGCGTCGTAAGTTATATAGCACAAGAAGAATTCTTTTGTCAACCTGAATTTATAAACGTACAGGCCGCCCGAAAGGCTGTCGGCCTTAAGATCATTTCGAAACGCAAAGGCGGTGCACCCACAAAGGAACAGGTACTTGAATGGGTTAGCCAGCGTGTCAAATATGCTTGGCCCAAAAAGATACTCAAGTCAGGACCCCGGAAAGGGGTAGAGATATTCGAACCAGGATGTTATGACGTAGCTGATGCGTATGTTATAGCCATGGCCGGTTCATTAAGTCGACCCGTCGAAGATTAAGACCTGATCAAAATGAACACTTTCGGTCCGGAGGTGTATATTATAACAAGATGTCTACTGTAAGTGAAAAAATAACGTTTTTTAATCGTATATTTGGAACATGTGTTATTGGGACAGATGGCTTAAATGTTGCCGTTTGTTGTCCAAACACGAAATGTGGCTCATATGGTAGCGTTTCGAAGAAAAAGTTGGTAATTCGAATCGACTCTGATCATTATCATTGTTTGGTATGTGACATAAAGGGTCGCGACCTCGTATACCTTCTTCGGTCACATTTCCCCCATTTCTTAGCAGAGTATCAAGAAAAGTTTTATTCAAAGAAGAATAAGTTAATTCTTCCAGAGCAAACTGTTGAAATTCCGGTGGTCGTGCCTAAAGGATTTAGGTTATTAGCAACCAGCTTAGACTCAAAAGATCCAGATATAAAGGATACCATACGATATGTAAGATCTCGTGGATTGACAAATCGTGATTTATGGTATTTTAAGTTTGGAACTTGTACGACCGGCCGATACCGTCGCCGCGTAATTATGCCTTCATTTGATGAAGTTGGTGATATTAATTACTTTGTCGCTAGAACGATTGATCAAGATGACAAAAAAATGAAATACATCAATGCCAAGGTGCCGAAAAAGAATGTTATCTTTAATGAAATTAACATTGATTGGAATAGGGAACTAACCTTAGTCGAGGGTCCATTTGATCTAACAAAATGTGATAGTAATTCGACATGCTTATTGGGTTCGCACTTTTCTGAAGATTATAGCTTGTTCCAGAAGATTATTAAAAGCGGAACAAACGTTTTATTGGCAATGGATGCCGATATGACCCTTAAGGCCCAGGAATACGCTAAAAAATTATCATCATATGGCATTGATGTAAGGATCTTAGACTTAGGTCCGTATAGTGATGTTGGCGAAATGACAAAAGTTGAATTTTTGTCAGCAAAGAGCAGGGCCAAAAAGTGGAGTTCGAAAGACCGATTATACCACTTAATAGGCTCTATAAAGAGTGGCTCGTTATTTTAGAACTTGCCCGGAGAAATTTATATGAGTTTTAAGTGTGTGCATATCTCTGACATTCATTTTAGAGGTCTGACTAGACATGATGAGTATCGTGAATCGTTTACTCATTTTTTTAAGATAGCTAGCGAGCTTAAGCCCGATGTTATTTTTGTGGGTGGTGATATTGTTCACTCAAAGACCCAAGGTATTTCACCTGAGCTAATTGATCTTTTGAACTGGTGGTTTTCAAGTCTGGCAGATGTCGCTCCTACTCATATTATTTTAGGAAATCATGACGGCCTAATGTTGAATAAGGATAGGCAAGACGCCATTAGTCCTATTATCACCGCCATAAATAATCCAAACTTACATCTATATAAGAAGTCTGGTACATATCCGACCGGTGTACCCGGGTACAATTGGGGTATTTTTTCATGCTTTGATACTGAGGGTTGGAAAGATGTCAAGCCAGTACCCGGTGAGATTAACATTGCAACATTTCATGGTGGTGTAGAGGGATCAACAACTGATATTAATTGGAATATTGAGGGTGAAGTTGACGTAGGATTCTTTAGCGATTGGGACTTTACATTTTTGGGAGATATTCACAAGCTACAGTATCTTGATGAAGAAAAACGCATCGCATATCCCGGTTCTACGATTCAGCAGAATTATGGTGAGGATCCTGGAAAGGGTTTCTTGTTTTGGGATATTAAATCAAGGGATGAATATAACTCTACATTCTATGAAATTCCTCATACAATGCCGTTTGTAACAATCGACTGGACAGGTGATATTGCATCGACTTTAGATCTCGCGGAAGAAGCTCCTGATGGCTCACGTTTTAGAATCCGAACAAATAAGTTAATGCCCCAGGCCGAGATTAAGCAATTGCATAGTGCCCTTAAGGAGTTTAAGGAAGCTGCTGAGATTGTGTACAAGAATGACTATGACACAGATTTGTCAGTTATTAGTACTAACGGCACAAGTTTATTTAAGGATGATCTTAGGGATTCGAGAACGCACTGCAAGTTAATGAGAGAATACTATAAAGACTTAGAACTCTCAGATGATGAATGGACATCTTTAGATAATCTAACATTAAGATTTGTGAATCAGATTGCACATGGAGATTCTGCAAGAAACACGAAGTGGTCGGTGCGCCGGGTGGAGTTCGACAATATGTTCTGCTATGGGAAGGGCAATGTTGTAGACTTCTCAGAGCTAAGTGGCATCACTGGTCTTTTTGGCCCAAATAGGACTGGTAAGTCTTCTATTCCCGGCGCAATTATGTACGGGCTATACAATACAACTGACCGTGGCCCAATTAAGAATCTTCATATTATTAATGCCCGAAAGGGATTTTGTAGAGTTAATCTCGACATATCTGTCAATGGGCGATTGTATAGGGTCGAGAGACAATCAACAAAACATGAAACAAAACGTGGCATACAACATGCCGTAACTCATCTAAATTTATTTATGATTGATGATGATGGAAATGTCATACAGGACCTTAGCGGTGAGCAACGCCGAGAAACTGAAAAGGTGGTCCGACGCCTTATCGGTACTTCTGATGATTTTTTAATGACCTCGCTTGCCAGCCAGGGAGAGATGAACAACTTTATCAAGCATAGGGCAACAAAGCGAAAGGAGATTCTTACAAATTTTCTTGATCTTAATATTTTTGAAGAAATGTTGTCGATTGCAAAGGATGAGTCAGCCGGTATATCTGCAACCCTTAAGAAAGCTCCGGACCGAGAATGGGATACAATAATTCTTGAGAAGACTATAGAACGAGATAGAAAGACAAAAGATAGAGAAGCGGTTGATGATAAGTTAACATCATCTCGTCGTAAGCATGAAGACCTTAAGATTATTTTGGCAACCCACAAAGATAAGGATCTTGTTACCACAGCTGATATTGAGACGCAAGAACAGAACATTCTTGAGGATAGTCATAAGCTGGATACAATGGTCCTGGGTGCCATGGAAATCTCAACGAATATTACGGCGATGCAGGAAAAACTGAATAAGATTAAGTCTGTAAAAGAGATGTTTCCTATCGATGATCTAAGGGAACGTTTCGAGGCACAACAGGATCTTGAAAGAAACCTAGTCGGCCTTGAGCACAATCATTCAAGCGAAAAAACATTATTAAAGTCCCAAAAGAAGTCGATTGCTAAGCTTGAAGAGGTACCTTGTGGCGACACATTTCCCATGTGTAAGTACATCAAAGAGTCCCATAAAAATAAAAAGTTAGCAGTTGAGCAGGCTGATGTGGTTGCTGGCCTCCTTGATCAAATTCGTGCTGCTAAGAAGTCATTAAAGGTCCTACAAAAGGAAGACCTACAAACGAAGTTAGAAAAATATGAGGGACTAATACAACAAGAATCCCAGTTGAAGGTTAAGATTTCGAAGAACACTGTCAAGCTTCATGAAAAGCAAACGGCAAAAACTTCATTAGCGACGATACTAGAAGATGCAAAAAGGGATCTTGCCAGCATGCGGCTCCGGGTGTCTGACGGCGACGACGCGTTAGAGGTTAGCAGCCTTAAGGGTAAAATTAACGACCTGGTCTCTAGTATTAATACATTGGACATTCGAAGGATGTCACTTTCAGAATCCGTAGGCCTGCTGACTAGCGAAATTGAGCAGCTTCAATCTCAACGTGATGAGTATAAAGAGCTTATGGCGGAGTGGCGTGTGTATGATTTATTTATGACAGCCGTCTCGAAGAAGGGAATCCCACTCCAGATTATAACATCACAGCTTCCAGCAATTAATGCAGAGATATCAAAGATTCTACAGGATGTTGTTGGATTTACAGTCGAGCTTGAGGCAGACAGCAATAGCAATACAATGGATATATACATCAATTATGGGGACTCCAGAAGAATTATAGAGTGTGCCTCAGGCATGGAAAAGATGATGTCTTCACTAGCAATTAGGGTAGCGCTTATTAACGTATCATCCCTCCCGAAGACAGATTTGCTAATTATTGATGAAGGATTCGGCGCCCTAGATGACATGAATGTTGAGTCTTGTAACCGATTGCTTAAGTCTCTTAAGAGATGGTTCCGAAACATTATCGTTATTTCGCATGTGGACGGAGTAAAGGATATCGTTGATAATGTAATCGACATCTCTAAAAAGGGAAAGGATTCCAAAGTATATTGTAACGGCAGAGAGGCAAATGATGGCTGATTGGAAGAAGATGGCCAATGATAGAAAAATGACTGAGCATCCGGCCGGGTTCTTGATAATTATTCCTGAGCAATATCCAGACGTTATTCCAGTAGAGTGCAATGTTTGTGGGTCTCTAATGAAAGATTTTACAGACTTGGTTGAACACAAGAGGTATAGTTGTTGTTACAATTGTTCAGTTAAGTGGGCGCAACCTAATTCTAGGCAGTGGATAGACGGTTGGCGCCCACAGCAGGAAGAGATAACAAAAGAAGTAGAAAGAAGAAATTGTTTGCCCTCCTTCATCTATCAGGTCAAATAGTCAGTCACCAGAATAATTAGATAGGGAGGCATCTAGGAGATAGTCATGATTTCAAAAGACGAATTAAATCAACTTAGCGATGTAGTTAACTACACCTGGGGAAAGAGCAGCGGCGACGGCACCAGATCTTTAACGTGCGCGTTGCAGCACGATGAAATGGTCATAAAGTATGCGACAGTCGTTCACTTTGCGTCAGAGTATGCATTAAAGCAGCAGGTCGATAGACTGGTTGAAGAATCAATCCAGGTAATTGCTGGAAAGCTTGATCACACAAAAGCCCAATATAAGGAAGTAGCCGGTTCTACACTCAAGCTTGAAGAGGTATCAAACTCGGATAGTCTAGAGATGGTATCAGCTACAAATCACAATCCACGAAAGATTGCGATCTATAGACGGAATTGTATTTTAAGAGTGCAGTAAAGTATGGCCACTGTCAATAAACAAAGGCAGGTTAGAGAAATAGTCAGGTGCGGAAAAGACCCGAGATATTTTTTCAACAAATATGTCAAGATCCAGCACCCAACACGTGGACTGATTCCGTTTGCCACCTTCCAGTTTCAGGATGATTGTATTAATGATTTCGTTAATCATCGATATAATGTTATCTTGAAGTCTCGGCAGTTAGGTATATCTACCCTTAGTGCTGCATACGCTGTTTGGTTAGCTATTTTCTATAAGGATAAAAATATCCTTGTCATTGCGACCAAATTGAGTGTGGCGATGAACTTTATAAAAAAGGTAAAGGTTGCCCTTAAGCATATTCCACCGTGGCTAATACTTCCTGAGCTTAGTACTAATAATAAGCAGTCGGTTGAATTTACGAATGGATCGACTATAAAGGCAATCCCTACATCAGATGACGCAGGTCGCTCCGAGGCGCTAACCCTGCTAATCGTTGATGAGGCTGCATTTGTTAGAAATTTTGATGAGCTTTGGATGGGCCTATATCCTACGCTATCGACAGGTGGTCGTGCGATTGTCTTGTCAACACCCAATGGTGTCGGTGGCCAATACTATGACTTATATATGAAGGCCGCAGCTGGGGAAAGTGAGTTCAATCCGATTAAGCTCCCATGGGATGTGCACCCTGAGCGTAGTGATGATTGGTTTGAGAATGAATGCAAAAACTTGACACAGCAACAGATTGCTCAAGAGCTTCTATGTGACTTTGCAGCGTCTGGTGAAACATTCCTATCCGCTGAACATATTGAGAGAATTAGAACTCAGGTGCGTCATCCTCTGGAGAAGTGGGGCCCCGAAATGGGAGTTTGGGTCTGGAAGTATCCGCTCACTGATCACAAGTATATTATATCTGCTGATGTTGCCCGTGGAGATGCCGGTGACTATAGCGCGTTCCATGTTATTGACACAAACGAATCAGAGATTGTTGCAGAGTATAAGGGAAAAATACCCCCTGATCAATTTGCAATATTACTCAATGAGGCCGGTATGAGATATGGAAAAGCGCTATTGTGTCCAGAGAATAATACATACGGATATGCCGTAGTGATGAAGCTACTTGAACTTAAGTACCCTAATCTTTACTATAAGAAAGAAAAGGATAAGTACGCTGCAATGTATTCTGGTGAGAGTCATATTCATAAGGCAGGATTTACGACATCAGGGCAATCCCGTGCGCAAATTCTAACAAAATTAGAAGAAGTCTTAAGGAATGATCATATAACATTATACTCTGACCGGCTATATAACGAGCTTAAAACGTTTATCTGGAAGGGAAGTAAGGCTCAAGCCCAAAAGGGGCAAAATGATGATCTAGTTTTAGCCTTGGCAATTGGCGTGTGGTTGTATGATACGTCCCCCGGGCACAATAGGCAAACCGTAGACTTAAATGCTGCAATGTTAAAGGCATTTGGAGTAAATAGAAATACTGCGAAGGATTCTGTAGTACCAGATGCTAATGTATTTGCGCATAACCCGTATAAACCGCGACTTCTAAATGCGGCCGAACCAACGCAGGCTGATGAAGATGATCCGAACCTGGATTTATCATGGTTACTAGATTAGGCAATTTATTTTGAGTAGTATTACTGTATATTCTATAGTGAAAAGAGGTATCAATGGCTCCTAAAGCGAAAAATCAGAATTTATTCCAGCGCCTGACTACACTTTTTAGGTCAGGTCCGCAGGTTAAAAGACGCATTAAGGGAGTTGATGTAGCTAAGTCTGCGTCTTCTGCTGTTGAGACATTCACCCGTGCGTATAACGACATATATAACAACACTTTAAGCTCATATGGCTCGTTCGACCGGATGTCACGCTATAGTGATTTCTCTGAGATGGAGGCGACGCCCGAAATATCTGCGGCCTTGGACATATATTCAGAGGAGACGTCTTCTCCTGATGAGGGAGGAATAGTACTCCACATATACTCAGAAAACCGAAAGATTAGAGAGCTTTTGGAGACATTGTTTTATGATACTCTAAATGTTGAGTTTAACCTTGTTATGTGGATTAGGAACCTCTGCAAGTACGGCGACTTTTTCTTATTCAATGATGTTTCACCTGAGTTTGGTGTAATCAACATGTTCCCAATTCCTATCTCTGAAATAGAGAGAGAGGAAGGGTTTGATCCAGAAGATCCATCCGCGGTACGATTTAGATGGGTTACACAAGGTAACCAGATCTTAGAGAATTGGCAGGTGTCACATTTTAGGTTATTGGGTAATGATGCATTTTTGCCATATGGTTCATCTGTTCTAGAGCCGGCAAGGAGAATCTGGCGCCAGCTTATTCTTATCGAAGATGCAATGTTAGTTTATCGCATCATTCGTGCTCCGGAACGCCGCGTTTTTAAGATTGATGTTGGAAACGTCCCACCAGAAAATGTTGCAGAGTACCTTGAGCAGGCCCAGTCATCGCTTAAAAGAAACGCTGTAGTTGATAAGACTACTGGCCAGGTTGATCTTAGATATAATCCACTTTCTGTTGATGAAGATTACTTTCTTCCGGTCCGGGGTGCTGATTCTGGTACTAGCATTGAGACGCTGGCAGGTGGATCAAATACCTCTGCCATCGAAGACGTTGAATACATT